CCACATCTGTTTTGCGATGCACTTGGCGCATGAGATCTTGGAAACTGCTACTCATTACTTCACCATCAAACACCATTGGCTCAGGTAAGAATACTGCATGCTTGGCAAATTGTTGTTTGATATGTTCAAAGTTTACCAGTTCTTTGCCGTTACGGCTGTATTGGTCAACATGCCCACTTGGGTACACAATCGTGATGACTCTGACACCATCCAGTTTGACTTCGATCAGTTTTGATCCGGCAACTTTGCTTTCGTGATTGGCGCCATCGTGTGCCAATTGGCAACTAAACACAGGTATAACATAATCGGCATTGACCGACTCTACCTGTTTGTTGATGGTCTTTTCGCTGACACCACAGCGCAGGTCTTTGATCAGGATCAAGCGATACCAACGATTCCATTCGGCTTCGCCGGCATTCATACGCATATGAGCCACAGTATTGACAGCATCATTGCCGGTCAATTGGCGTTCACTCAGCGCCTGTGCCACTTGCCAAAAGCGTTCTGCGGAAAGGCCCTTGCCATCGCCTTTCTTCTCATCCACCTTGCGAATACCATAGGTGATCATGGGATCCAAGGCAGCACGGAAGCCACGAAACAGTTCTGTATTGCCTGCTTCGGCTTCTCTACGCACTACACTTTCTTTGAACAAGCGACTGTTGTTGCTTTCTAATTCTTCAATTACTTCCCACGGTTTTAACATTTTGGCTCCGTAATTTTAAACAATGTATTATTATAGCATTTTGACATTTTTTGAGCAAGTGTTATTTTGCTGCCGGACGACGCCGAGCATGATCTCTCTGCAGTTCCGTCCAAACACGATTACGACGTTCATGGTATAAATCTATTACAGCCGCTATAAACATTGTAACAAAAAATCCAACGAATAGCAACATGGCCAAAGCCATTCCCACAACCGGTACCCACACAATATCACTCAGCATTGGGTTTCTGGTGCGGTTCAAGTCCAACCGATTCTACACCCTCTTTGTACCAGGTGGTAACTTCGTCTTCGTTTTCTGCTTCGTACTCAGCCATGGATTCACTAATACCAAATGCGTCATCTAATTCTTGTGGCAACTGCTGTTGCACATCGCCAGAATCCATGCCCGATAAATCGTAGTAGTCGTCATAGCCATCTTCAAAAATTCCAGCAAAGGCACAGCCAGGCTCGTAGTATGTAGCATAAACTGAAAAGCCCAAATCAATAAGACGTTCATAAGCTGCAATTGGTGGTGACCAGGCCGAGTCAAAGTAAACAACCAGGTCGGTATCTGTCCAGGTTTGAATACCCTGTCCGTCCCCTACGTCCCACTTGGTACCCCATTCATTGATGCACCAGTCGTACCAGTTATCGTATCCGTACTGGGCACGATTGGCTTGTTCCTGTTCTTTTAACTTTGCTTGCTCTACAGGATCGCTTACACGCCCGGCAGTAATCTTCAAAGACTCAGGCACCGGAATAAACTCGTTAAGAAATTCTCCCTTAATAAAAGCCTCTTTAGCACGTGTGATCATTGCAGGATTTTCGTGAGTTAATGTTAAAGTATTACCACACCAGTTTGGTATTTTGGGTTCCTCTTTCTTTAATGTTTAACAATATGTATATTAACCTTAGGCATTATATCTTCTCCCCTAAAGTTTCCCAAACATATTTCTTTTCGCAATAGGTGCGAAAGGTTTCTTGCCATTCTTTATTCGCACACCATGCCGCTACTGCGTCATAATTGCCTTGACTTTCTGCTGGTGCGAATTCTCGAATCCACATAGCCAATGCCCAGAAACAAGTACGGTTATGAGTATCAGCATTAAACAAGGCACGTTCGTAATCGTGAGCAAACATAGCTTCTAAGTGTCCGCCAGGCATCCAACCTTTAAGCAAATAGTGATTGATAGCATCCATGGTCTGCTCAGAAAAGTACATGTCCCTGTAACGTGTGTCCATATCTCCATAAAAATCAATGCAAGCCATTATGCCGGTTCCTGTACGTTGACAGCTTCGTGCAAGGGTTTAAAATCTTCGGTGTTGGAGTAGTACCAGACACCGTGATCATACAGGTAGTAAAAATTGCAACCTGAGCCTTCGTAGTATTCTACGAACTCTTCTTCGTTGGCAAAACTTCTAAAGCCGACATTTTCGTCGCCACGATCGCGATTGTAAAAAGTACATTGTACTGCAACACCATCTGGCAAGTATTCACTGCGAGTGCCAAAGTCATGCGGTTCGCCAATGTCGGCGCCAATACTGCTCATATCGCCCATGGATATCAGTTTATTGACCTTGATCGAATCTTGATAATGAGTCAACAATGCTGTACCAAGATGCTCAAGATAGCCGTCATAGTGACAGTAGATGGACTTGATACGGTCACCATGTTTGATACCAATCGCTGAACGTGTTGCCATTATTGTTTCTCCTCAACTGATTTAACATGTTTACAATCACCACGGAATGTAAACCCAGGACATGTACATTTTAACACATTATCCGTTTTTTGTACAAAGTATTTGTCACCTTTGGAACCAACAAATTCCCAAGTTTCTGATCGAACTTCGTCCAAATCAATTTCACCCAATTCGGCAACTTCTACAAACCGTCGCCCACGTTGATCAAATCTGTACGGCTTCTTGAACGTGATAGCTTCTTCGGTACCACGCTTGATGTAACCGTACATTTTGCTCTTGTCGGTACTCAACAAGTAAATGTGATTGGGCGTGTCCCACTCGGTGGTTTCTTTAAAGAACTTCATATTAGTCTAAACGGCTACCAGCGTAAGCCTGAAAACCATACTTCTCAAATACTTTGGCGGCTGCTTCTGCACCTGCTTCAAGAGTATCAATATTCTGTACCGCCATTTCGGCTGGATTCCAGATTTGATAAGAACCAGTGTAGCTCTTACGAACGCCTGCGGCCTTGAATGCCTTGCCCAACCGAGTATTACCTTTGATACCATAAATGTCAACCCAGGCAAAACCACACGAATATTTGTCAACACCGCCCAATTTTTCTTGGAAGAATTTTTGAGCAGCTTCGCGAGCGGCCTGTTTAGCTTCGTTTACGATGGTGTTTACTTGAATGATATTGTTGATTTCTGTGGTCATTTTAGCTCCGTTTTTTAACTGTATGTAACATTATAGCATTTTGGTCTTTTTGGGTCAACCCAAATCAAAAATGTGGGTCCATGTATTCGTGTTTGCCTGGCATCAAATAACAGTATTTGCAACCAGTTTGGGTGTAATATACTGTGCCATCTTTGGCAACTTTACGAGTATATTGACGACCAGAATCGGTAAAAATAAAACGCTTGGTCATACGCACAATTTTACCATCGTAATAACGATCACCGCCAATACCGTGGCTAACATCATCACCAATTTTGTATTCTACTGTAGTCATTTCTGCTCCTTGTTATTCACTATACAAGTATTATAGCATTTTGGCCATTTTGGGTCTACCAAAATTTACCCCGTAAAAAAGCCCCAAAAACGGGGCTTTTTGTTGTGGCTTTTTCGCAACAGATTAAACACCACAGGAGTTAATATGTTATTGTTTGTAAAATGCTTGTTTTTGTTTGATGGATTCTTGAAAAAATTGATTACTTTGTTCTAAAGTGTACGGAGTAATTACCATGGATTTATCTTCAAATTCCTGATATGCTCCGTTTTTTTGTGCGTCGTAAATGGCCTGATTCACTTCTCTGAGTACCTGTGGATTGGTATTCTTTTTAGCATATACAGCAAAATATATACCATCTCGGTGCCCACGGAATCCCAACTCCCGAAACGTGGGTACAGTGGGATATTTGTTAATTCTGCTGTCACTTGAAATCATGATAGGGGTCACTCGACCATCTTGTACATAATCATACATGTTAAAACTACTTAACACAATATAATTTAATGTGCCACCAATGACATCTGTTATTGCAGCCGGAGCACCCTTATAAGGAATGTTTTTCCATTCAGTAATTGGGCCTTGCAAACTTGTTAACCAAGTTGCTGGGCCACTGCCGGCTCCGACACTACCAAACATCACAATACCTTTATTTTTAATTGTATTGCGAAAATCGGCCGGAGTTTGTCGAGTTGATATGGCCAACATGTAAGGACTGTACCCAATGATATTGGTTACCACAAACTCATTATAGCTGTCATGGCCTTGACTCAGTGGCCCAGTGATCAGGTCATCGTTGCCGACAACAAATATATTGTCAGAATTTTTTTCGTTGAGTACATAACTGATTGCAACCATATTGCTGGCGCCAGGCATATATTTGACAACAAAAGAAGTATCGGGGAAACGATTGCCTAATATCAACGCAGTTTTGCGAGCTACAATATCACTGGCACCACCTGGCAAAAATGGAACCACTATGGTCACTTCTTTGTTGGGCCACGATGCAGCAAACACCGTTGACGTTGTTAGTAGCAAACTAATTATCAATAATTTTATTAATTTCATGTTATACCTTTGTTGTTATGTTAAAGTCAATATCTTCTGGTTTGAATGATATGTTGAAGTTTATTCTATCGTACTCGACATTGTGTACTCCGTGTAGAATATAACCATTGAACAAGATCCAAGTGTTCAACGGAAACCGAGCACGATCCAGCACAATAAGTTCGTCAATATTGTCATGGCTGTATGGATAAGGCCGGTCCCAGGTTGACATGTCAAATATGGCTGGTTCTCCTGGTTTGATATACCAGACTGTTTCCACGTTGTCACCACCACGATCTATTAGATAGTAGAATCTCAGTTTGCCAGGATTGTCCACATGCGGGCCAGCCACTGTGGAATCGCCTACGCTTTTGCGTATTCCGGTTTCCAAATAAGTATCAATGATATTTGCTTGCACCCATGATTCCCATTCAGCTCCCATGGCAAAGTTGACTTGACAACGAGAATTTATTTGTTGCCCATTCATGACCAATTTACGATTCATGTAGTCGGGCGTGGTAATCTTCAATGAAAAATTCTGATTTGATTCGGCTGGATTGTTTACCTTGTCAAGCCCAAGTTTGACAAAATGTTCAGGCACTTGAGGCAAGTGTGGCAAAGCGATCCAGGTAAACAGTGGTGGCAACATAATTTATTCCTTATTCGATTGGGTATAGACACGACAGCAGTGGTGCCACATTGAGATGCATAGGATTCAAATCAGCTGCTTTGATATCTGTTGGGTTTTGATCTGCAAACAACAGATTTTCTTTGCCCACAGTGGTTTTTAATTTTTCAATTGCGTATTTAAACAACTGTCGATCTTTTTCATTCTTGTCCAGGAACCACCATAGATCTCTATGACTAAAAATTCCGCTGGGATTTTTACCGTTTGAGAATGTGGCAGGATCCCACCATGGATATATCAATGTATGCATGAATTGTACATCCAGGGTGTATTCGTCCGTGCCAATCAAGATCTCTCCTCGCAATCTTCCTTTATTGATATTGTCAATTTTTTTAACATAACCTTTGGCCACATAATCGTCGACCGTTGATTGGTTTACTGAATCTAAAAAACGTTTTATTATGTGTGCCTGTTTACAGACAATTTCAGGCATGTCCGGAGTCCAATAAAATAATTCATCGTGTTCCCATGACCGGTTCAATTGTTGTGTACGCACTCCGACAGCATTGTCTATCAGATCGGCAAAATACACACAGCGTTGACCATCAATGGTCCTTATTGACGGTTTTTCTGAACCCCATACAAAACACAAACTCTTTCCAGAATCAATTATATCTGCGTAATCTTTTATTTGTTCTCTGAGATAGGTGCGGCTCAATTGATTTGGGCTGAACACCCGGTTGGCTTTGTATATAAAGTCCGATTGATTGTTGTCGATCTTGTACAGATTTTTGATTATGGGAGTAAGATCTACCAGTCGATGTTTTATGTGTGGGTACTGTTCCTGTAATCGTTTTGATTCAGGAATGGCCACCTTGGCCACTTCTTCGTTCAAATAAGAATCCCATGTGCCGGATCCTTCATAATTAACAAACTGTGCTATTTCATCCACTGGTATATTGTTTTTTACAAAACTGGACAACACATTGTGACTGTCGGCACCGCCACTGTACCAAATCACTATATAATCGTACTGCTCACGTATTTGCCGAGCTCGTTCCGCATACAACTGTTCTAAGGGCACAGGCGGTTCGGTCTTCCAATCAAATTGGCCAAACACATGATCATTAAAATTCCAATGTATTGATTGATTTGATCTTTTGCTGTATTCAACTGCTTCGACGCGAGAATAGAATGTATCGTTTCCGACTTGGTAAAATCCGAATTTGTCTTTGTTGTTCATTGATTGGTATGGAAAAGAAAGGAGCCCCCGAAGGGGCTGGTTGTTTCTGTTACGAGGCATTTCCTGCCCTAAGCGGTGTTTAGGCCGCTAATGCGAACTGTTCGTCGTTTGCTTTTACGTTTTTTGCTTCTACGACCGGGTTACCCCAATCCTACGGGTTTCACATTCCCGTGTTGCCTTTTTCGCTATCTCACCATGTCGAAGCCATGTCATCCCCATTAGGAAGTATGCTGTTGAGTTTTCACTTTTCAAGTCAGGGTCCGGATGACCAAGCGCCGCTTCTCGCGGGTAGAAAACAACATACTTTCTGGTGGAGATGCCGGGGATCGAACCCGGGTCCACAATGCCTTTGCTACGAAGGAATTACAACAATTACTTTACTGCTTCAGTGTGCTTGTGCTTCAAGCTCTTCTTCAACAGCTTTAACCAAAATTTCTTGACCTTGCCAAGATTATGCTCAATTTCAGCTTTGTATAATTTCCGGATTAATTTTTCAGTTTTCATATCAATCCTTATTGTTCGTTATTATCCAGCCACTCTTTGAGCGTGATTAATCCAAAGATTATAAGTGCCGCAAAGATGATAAGAGCCAGATATGTCATACAGTTATTTAGTTATTGATAAGTGTTCGAGTACCTATTTATGCATCCGGGCTAACGGGCAATAGCGTCTAGTTGGTTATATCAGGACCTGTTCCACGCCAGTTAGGCCCGTATAGTCGACACGTCTGTCAACGATACCCATGTTTCCATCTCAAACACTTATTAATACATGGGGACTAATACGCTTCCCAGCGATGCCCCATATAATTACTCAGCTACAGCGTCTTTGGCTGTTGCACGAGCTTTGATAGCTTCAAGGCTTGGCTTGACTTTGCCAGCTTTGGCTGATACAGTACCATTGTACTTGGCATCAGCAGCATCAATGGCCGCACGGTAGTCTGCATTAGCATACAAGTCAGTACCTTTTAGAAAGGTAACCAATGCTGGCTTGGTCATTGCAGTTGGCAACTCTAACAAGTTAATGTCTGAGTCTGTTTTGGCCAAAATCTTGACACGAGTCATGTCAGATGCAAAACGTACCTTGTACTGACCTTTAGTCTTACTAACACCACCAACTTTGAACAATTTATCCATTTTAAAACACTCCATTTTTAAGTTAAACTACAGTTAAATTATGCTGGACACACTCCAACATATTTCATATTATAGACTAATTCGAATTACGAGTCAACCAAAATATGAAATTCCTTTTGCCAAAATTACCGGGCCAATTCTGTACTTTGGGTCTTAACTGTTTCAACACCCCGGTCCAACATTTTGGCAATACCACTAAAGCCAACGGTTGCAAGGATTAAACCAAAAACAGTACCCAGAATAAATGATCGCATTATGCACTCTCCTCTTCAAAAATTCTAACTACATCTTCCATACTAACATAATCTTTCCAATAAATGTAAATATCATTGATAGTATGCCCACGGTGAATCATACTTCTAATGTCTGCATCAATTTGACTAAAAGAACCCATTATACACTCTCCAACATATTGGCTGGTACTCGATACACACCAACGTGAGTACGGACCAAAATATTCTTAATGTTAACCTTGTCTACAGTACCTTGATAAACTTGACCATTACGGTTTGACGTAAACTTAACAGTATCGCCTCGACGGAATACACAGGTATTCTTACGAGCAAGTTGGGTACGAGCAAATGTCACAGCTTGCTGGATAGAATCCAGATCTGTATTGGTCATAT